AAATAATTACAAAACAAAATAACAAGTCGGGAATAATCCCATAATTTTATAGGTGTAAGATACCTTAATATTAAATGTTTGACTTGTTGTATTTAGGGAGGTAGGTATAAAGGCGATATTGCCAGACACGTTAATACACTTATCTACCTCCTAAAAATTTAATTGAATAAAATGAAAAGATTAGCACAATATTTAGTGGACCAAGTCAAGTCCGAACAACACTTACGCAACTACAACAAAGCTCATAGATTAGATACTATTGAAATGAATAATTTCTTTAAAGAGTGTGATAAAATAGAAATAAAAGGTAAATTTGTTTCTGCGTGTAAATACGCAATTCCACTGCCTGAAAAAGTCATTATAAAAAATGACATGAGTAAATATAAATTAAATAAAACATTAACCGAAGAATTTATAAATAGATATGAAAGAAACAAGCAAAAAAACAAAAGAAGAAATAAAAAAATACGCTTATCACACAGACGTACCTGATTACTATGTTGGAGACACCTACAGAGAAGGATACTACCAAGCAAGATATGTTGTAGAAGATTTTAATTGTACGTGGAATGTGGGCAATGTTGTAACTTACTGTTTACGCAGCTCTGAAAAACATGAGAGTCCAATAGAATGTTTAAAAAAATCAATCAATCACTTAAAGTTTGAAATAGAAAGATTAGAAAAATTAGAAAAAAAAAGAAATGAAAAAAGAAATATTTAACGTTTACGCCACTTTAGTTGCAGATAAATTTTACATTTCACTGCAAGATATGTTTTCCAAGTCACGTGTTCATCCACGTCCAGAAGCACGACAGATGCTCTATTACTTAGCGTATGAACGCCCTATAAAGATCAGTAGTATTAGAAGGTTCATGGAGGAGAATGGGTTACCAGTGCAACACAACACTATTATGAAGGGTTATGAAAAAGCTAAAAAGACAATTGCTTCTGATAAAGATTATCAAGCATTTGTAAAAAGAGTACAAAATGTACAGTAAAAAAGATATATTTAATCAAGCATTAAATGATGATGCAATATACTACCAAAGAAATGGTGGGATAAGTATGATTAATATCGGGGTTAAAATTAGTAAGTACCCAAGTAAATTAGAAATACTTAACTGTTCTAAAAATGGAGATTACTATCAAGAACTTACTGAAAATGAATATAATATATTTTATGTTAATGGTTGGGAAAAAGGTTGTAGATTGTTAGCTTTAGAAAACTGTAAACGTAAAGTTGATCTTATTAAAAATAAGATGAAGACAGAAGTAAACACACGTAAAAACGATAAGTACATAAAAAATCTTAAATCAAAAAGAGATACTATTATGAAAAAATACGCTTATCACACAAATAAACTAATTAAATTAAATTAAATAAAATGGAAAAGAAAAACATTTATAAAGCTCTTGCTGATTTTCAACAAGAAGTTCCTGTACTATTAAAAGGTACAGACGGATATGGTTACAAGTATATAAGACTTGAGCATATGATAGCACAAATAAATCCTTTATTAAAAAAACATAATTTAGGATTTACTCAATTAGTTCAAGGAGATGGACTTACTACAATATTATTTCACACTCTTACGGGAGAGACTATAGAAAGCCATGCTAATATACCTGACTGCGATCAGAAGGGAATGAACAAACATCAATCAGCTGGTGCAGGTATAACGTATTACAGAAGATATTCTTTAAGTTCTATGCTCGGTATTATAACAGATAAAGATACAGATGCAAACATCTACGATACTGTTAAGCCAGAGGTAAAGAAAAAACCTGTAATAAATACTAAAGTAGAGTTGGAAGTAGGAGGAGATGATTGGAAAAATGTATTATCATATATTGCTGATCCAAAAATAAAAGCATTAGGACTTCCTGTAATTGTAGAACACGTACAACAAAAATTTAAGGTTTCAGCAAAGACTAAAAAAGAGCTTTCTAAGCATTTATAATGGAATTACATAAATTAGTTGAGGTAATTAACAACCTTAAAAACGATTCTTATTATTATGGTACTTACGGGAAACAATGGCTATCAAATTCTGACATTGGAACTCTTTTAAAAAACCCAAAAAACTTTAGAAAACCTCAGCCAGAAACTAAGGCAATGATTGAGGGTAGATATTTCCACACTGCTATGTTAGAGCCACATAAGTTAGAAGATTTTGTGTGTTTAACACTTGCAAGTAGAAATACAAAAGCATATAAAGATTATGTTGCAGCTAATGATAAAGAAATATATTTATTAGCTAAAGAAGTAACTGCATTAAATGTTATTGTTGAGGTTATGAAAAAAAATCATCAAATGTCAAAAGCTATATATGATGAAAATAATATGTATGAAGTGCCTATGGTTAAAGAAATTGGAGGATTAAATTGGAAGGGTAAGGCTGACATTGTATGTAAGGATCAGTTAATTGATATTAAAACTACTTCTGATATATCTAAATTTAAATTTTCTGCACGTAAATATAATTATGATAGCCAAGCATATATCTATCAAGAGTTATTTGGTAAACCATTAGTTTTTTACGTTATAGATAAGTTGACTCATGATTTAGGTATATATGAACCTTCTGTAGATTTTTTAAATAGAGGTAAAGAAAAAGTAGAACAAGCTATAGAAATATATAATAAATTCTTTAATGAAAATGGTCCTCATATGTTAGCTGATATAAATCAATATGTACATTATGAAACACTATAGACATATTATTTGGCATAGAAAAATATTTTTTGTTTTAAAGATTGTTTTTAAGGTAATTAAACACTATCTTTCAAAGCTCTCTTGGAAACGAGAAATCTTTATAGTAGAAGTTCCAACTACTATGAAAAGCGAACAGGATAAGCAAAAACTTATGGCTGACGTTTTAGACATTTTGGAGCATGAAATTAAAATACATTAAAATGGAAGATAAAAAAATTTTTGTAGGATCAGGTATATCAAAGTTTGAGGGAAATCTTGTGTCTTGTAGTATATGTCTATCTGATTTACCATCAGAACATATATTTGAATACAATTCTAAGAAATACATTAAACTGAATGTCCAAAAGAAAAAAGAAATAGATCAGTATGGTAAATCACATTCTGTATCTATTGACACTTGGAAACCAGAACCAAAAAAAGTAGAGGTGGATTCCAGCGATGACTTACCTTTCTAATAGTTGTGTGTAGGAAAAGAGAGGGGGAGATATTTCTTTCCCTCTTTTTTTACTATATTCTATGGAATATAATAAATAATAATATAATATAATAATAATCAATTAGTTAGCTAAAAAATAGCTTGGAATAAGTATGGAAATAACAATTTTTAAAGACATAAAAAATACTGATCAACCTTTTTACAGAGAAGTAGAAGTTACATTAGAGAGAATAGAAAAAGGTAATTCTTCTGAAATAGTAAAAAAGATTAGAGAAGAAAAAGATAAAGATAAAAGAAACGAATTAAAAAAATTATTACCAGCTATATGTTTTAGTGGTAAGTTTAATAAAAGAAATGACAAATCATTACTTGAGCATAGTGGCTTAATATGTTTAGATTTTGATGGATATAAAACAAACAAAGAATTATTACAAGAAAAAGAAAAATTAACTAAGAACAAGTTTATTTTTAGTGTTTTTGTTTCGCCAAGTGGAAAAGGGCTAAAGGCATTAGTAAAAATTCCTCCTATAGTAGAAAACCATAAAAGATATTTTAAATCTTTACAAAAATATTTAGACTCCCCTTATTTTGATTCAACTTCACAAAATGTTTCACGTGTATGTTACGAAAGCTATGATCCTCTTATATACATTAATAAAACCTCAAGTCTTTGGGATAAAATTGAAGAAACAGAGTTTGTAGAAGTTAATAAACAAATAGATAAACCAACTATCCCTATCACTGATGAAAATAAAATTGTAGATATATTAGTTAAATGGTGGGAAAAGAAATATGGATTAAAAAACGGAGAGAGAAATAATAATGTATACATTCTGGCAGCTGCCTTTAATGATTTTGGTGTTCCTCAAAATTTAGCTGAGTATGTCATGGGTAATTTTGATAGTAAAGATTTTAATTTAAATGAAATAAAAAGAACTATACAGTCTGCATATGCAAACACACAAAATTTTGGAACAAAATATTATGAAGACGAAGATAGGGTAAACTTAATTAAACAACAGCTAAGAAGAGGAGTGCCAAAAAAAGAAATACGATGTCAATTAGAAGACGAAAATATTGATGTCGTAGATATTGAAAATGTAATGGTTCGTCTTGAAGAAGAACAAGCAGTTCATCAGTTTTGGACAAAGAGTGACAAAGGAGTTGTAAAAATTACTCATATATTATTTAAAAACTTTTTAGAGGACAACGGTTTTTATAAATTTAATCCGGAAGGAAGTAAGAACTATGTATTTGTAAGAGTCACTAATAATTTAATTGATCATACTTCAGAAAAAGAAATTAAAGATTTTGTTTTAAGCTATTTACTAACTATAGATGATTTATCTGTTTATAATTATTTTGCAGAAAAAACTAAATATTTTAGAGAAGAATTTTTAACCTTATTGTCATCTATCAATGTGTTTTTTATTGAAGACACAAAGACAACAGCGTATTTATATTACATGAATTGTGCTGTTAAAATTACAGTTGATGAAATTACTTTAATAGACTATATTGATTTAGGTGGTTATGTATGGAGAGACCATGTCATTGATAGAAATTTTACTATGTGTAAGGTTGGTAAGTGTGATTATAAAACTTTTATATCTAATATTTGTGGAGAAGATATAAGCCGAATAGCTTCTATGGAATCTACAATAGGTTACTTACTACATGGATGGAAAAATTTATCATATTGTCCTGCAGTAATATTAAATGACGAAGTTATTTCTGACAATCCTGAAGGAGGTACAGGTAAAGGTTTGTTTATGAATGGCCTGTCTCATATGAAAAAAAACGTAACAATTGATGGCAAATCATTTGCTTTTGAAAAGTCATTTGCATATCAATTAGTTTCTGCAGATACGCAAATACTATGTTTTGATGACGTAAAAAAATCATTTGATTTTGAGCGATTGTTTTCTGTAATCACAGAAGGATTAACTTTAGAAAAGAAAAATAAAGATGCAATTAAAATACCTTTTTCTAAATCACCTAAAGTAGCATTAACAACAAACTATGCAATAAAAGGTAAAGGATCTTCATTTGAAAGAAGAAAGTGGGAGTTAGAGCTTGCACAGCATTACACTAAAGAATTTACTCCATTGGTAGAATTTGGTAAACTTATGTTTGGTGAATGGGATGATGAGGAATGGTGTCAATTTGATAATTATATGATACAAAACTTACAAATTTATTTAGGTAAAGGTTTACTTAAAAGTCAGTTTGTAAATCTTAAAATTAGAAAATTATCTGCTGAGACTTGTCATGAGTTTATTGAATGGTGTGGGTTAATAGCTGGTAGTCAGCCTAATGAAATGTTAAAACCTAATTCAAGAATATATAAACAAGATTTGTATGAAGATTTTATTAATGAACATCCTGATTTTGCTCCAAAATCTAAATTTACTATTTCACGTATTAAGTTTTGGGGGTGGATTAGATCTTATTCTGTATTCAAATATAATGTAGAATTTTTAGAGGGTAGAGATATGAGTGGTAGATATATTGAATTTAAAATTCCAGAAGAATGAAAATATTAATAGCTTGTGAAGAATCACAAACCATAACAAACTTGTATAGAGAGAATGGTTATGAAGCATATTCATGTGATTTGTTAGATTGTAGTGGGGGTAACCCACAGTGGCATATTAAAGGAGATGCAATAGAAGAAGCATATAGTGGTAAATACGATATGATGATTGCTCATCCTCCATGCACTTACTTAGCTGTCAGTGGAGCCAGATGGATGTATAACAAAGATGGAAGTGTTAATCAAGAAAGGTTAAATAATCAAAACAAAGCAATAGAATTTGTAAAAAAATTAATGAATGCACCTATTGATAAAATAGCTGTAGAAAACCCTATTAGCGTTCTAAGTTCTAAAATTAGAAAGCCCGATCAAATAGTCCATCCTTATTGGTTTGGAGATAAAGCATCAAAATCTACTTGTTTTTGGTTAAAAAACTTACCTCTACTTACACCTACAAATATGGTTAGTAAAGGAGAGTTTTTTGAATGGGTAGATAAAAATGGTAAAAAGAAACGTCAAGCACAATGGTATATGGATGCATTAAAAAAAGCAAAAACACCAGAGCAGCGTAGAACTTTAAGAAGTAAAACATTTGAAGGAATGGCTAAAGCAATTACAGAACAATGGAAATAAAATTTAGAGATTATCAATCAGATATAATAAAAAAAGCTGTTAACATATTAATGTATGGCTATAGTAATTTTGTTTACTTAGCTATGGAAGTTAGGACTGGTAAAACATTAACTGCATTAGGTATTTGTTCTGAACTAAACGCTAAGAATGTTTTGTTTATTACAAAGAAAAAAGCTATTTCAAGTATAGAGCATGATTTTTATTTATTAAAACCTCCATATTATTTGGAAGTAATAAATTATGAGTCTTTACATAAAATACCACAAACAAATTGGGATGTAGTTATATGTGACGAGGCACATTCATTGGGTGCGTTTCCTCGTCCTAATAAAAGAGCGAAACAAGTGAAGGAAATATTTAGAAGATCTACGCCTTATGTATTGTTTCTTTCGGGGACACCAACACCAGAGTCATACAGCCAAATGTATCATCAAGTATATGGTGTACGCAATAACCCATTTTATAAGTTTAAAAATTTTTATGCTTTTGCTAAAACCTATGTAAACGTATCACAGCGTAAAATAAATAGTATGATGATTAATGACTACTCAAAAGGATTAAAGTCTATTATAGAGGCTATAAACCCCTTTAAAATTAATTATACGCAACGCTCTGCAGGTTTTAAAACACAAACAGAGGAAAAAATATTATATGTAGAGTTAGAAGAACAGACTAAACAATTAATTAGAAGATTAAAAAGAGATAGAGTAGTTGAAGGAGAAGGAGAGGTAATATTAGGAGACACAGGTGTAAAACTAATGTCAAAAGTACACCAACTTTGTTCGGGAACTGTAAAATTTGAAAGTGGAAACTCAATGACAGTAGATTACAGTAAAGTTAATTTTATTAAAAAATATTTTAAAGATAAAAAAATAGCTATCTTTTATAAATTCACACAAGAGTATAAAGCTCTAAAAGAAATTTATGGTGATGAATTGACTAATGACTTGCAAGAGTTTAAAGAGACAGACAAATGTATTGCATTACAAATAGTAGCTGGTAGAGAGGGTGTCAGTTTAAAAGAGGCAGAAGCTCTGGTGTACTATAATATTGATTTCAGTGCTACTTCTTATTTCCAAAGTCGTGATAGGATGACTACAAAAGATAGAAAGTATAATAAAATTTATTGGATTTTTAGTAATAAAGGAATTGAAAATGACATCTACAAAGCTGTAGTCAAAAAGAAAGATTATACGTTGTCACACTTTAAAAGAGATTCATTAGATTTGTAAAATGACTGAGAATCAAATCCAATTAAAAAGAATAAAACAATTGGAGGAGTTAGGTTATTATGTAATTAAATTAACAGTAACAAATAAAAACGGAATACCAGATTTAATAGCTATTCCAAAAGACTCAGACGTATTATTTTCTGAAATAAAAAAACCAAGAGGTAAAGTGTCTGCTATACAACAGTTTAGAATAAAACAATTAAAAGATCATGGAATTAAAACAGAAATCTACAGAGGCGATTAAATGGAGTGTTGATGATGATTTTATTGAAAACTTACAAGAAGAATTTAAAATAGTAAGAGCTGTAAAAATAGCAACATTCATACAAAAATATTTACCAGAAATACCAAAAAACAATCTAACGTCACAGATTTTAGGGGGATGTATTGTTGATATTGATGATTCTCACATTACTTTTGCTATTGAAATTATACGTCAAGATAATGGTCCTACTATCTTAAGTGACATAACAATGATATCTATGGATGAGTATTTAGATTTACGATTATTAAATTGTTATATAAAAAATCCCGAAGAATTAGGATAAGTCCTATTTTTTTTTATATTTGATAAAATCAAGTATAAATGTCCCGAATTGCACGTGAAGATAAATCTACAATAAGTCACATTACTTATGTGACTGATCGTATACATGGCTTTGGAGACGAGCTGTATGAGGATTTGATGGAACGTGAACACGAAAAAGCTAAAGAGAAGGCACAAGATTTAATGAAGGTTTTAGCTGACTTAATCAACTCCCTGACTGATGAAATCTAATATAACAAAAATAATAATAATCTGGCCATCATGAACAAAGAACGAGCAAAAGAATTAGACGTGTTCTGCAAAACAGTTGCAGAAAGATTTTCAAACAAAACAAGACAAGGTAATATTAATAATGAAACATTTAGTGTAGATGAAATTATACCTACATCAGATGATTCAGCTGTGGTAAACTTTAAAAAAAATACAGGTAAATTAGCTGTAGCTTTTTGTTACTATATAAATAGAGGTAGGTCTAAAGGTTGGAAATATTTTTTTCCGACTGATGCACATACTGTGGGTATGAATGCTTTTTCATTCTATAAGTTAGAGGCCGAAAGAAAAAATTACAAGAAGAATTTTGAGAGTGATTTAATCTCTCAATATAATAGAAATAGAAGCCACAGTGATCATATAACATCTATTGACGAAATTAATTAAACAAAGATTGTTTTAGTTTTTCTTGAATTTCTACAATTTCAGCACACTTTTCATATTCTTCAGTATAGATAAAATAATTTATAAGCTCTGTATATATAGGGTCGTTATATCTTAATTTTTCTTTGTTAGGGTCGTGAAGAAACCATAATTCATCTTCTGTATCTAAAAAATCTATTAAAGTTCTTTTACCTGTAATTAATTCATACGTGTTATTAAAACACTTGTCTTCATCAAAATTATTCGTTTCCATATAAACTGTAGTATAATTCTGGTTGTTCTCTTTTCATTTGTGCTTTTGGCATCAATTTATTTCCACTCTGTAATCTTTTCTGTTCTTGTAATATTTTATATAACTCAGGATCTGTTTCTTTAATAATTTTCATATCTTCTGGAGAGAATGACATACTTAAGGCTGGTTGATAAGAGGAACTAATACCTAATATATCATAGATAGCCTCTTCTTGTTTTGTGCCATCTTTTGCTATAGCATTATAAACTCCAACAAAAGGGTCAATCTGTGCTCCCATTAAAATCTCAACTAACGGTTGTATACCCTCACCTGAGCTTGTTGCTTTTGATATTTTTCTAAATATTGATTTGTATGGATTTACAACATCATCGCCATAACCTCTTCTTCCTTTTAACTTATTAATAGCTTCTTCAGATGCACCACCTATAAATGGAATCATGTAAAGTAAGTTTAATCCATACATAGCATCTTTAATTCTATCCATAGCTTTTTCTTGATCGTCATCATTACCCTTCATTAGTAAAGCTAAATTAGCTGCTATAGCAAACAAAACGTTAGCACCTGCGTAGTTTAATGCTAATCCTTTTATATCTTTAGAACGTACGTTTCGCACACCACCCTTTTCCTTAAGTGATCTCATTATATTTGTTGTTGTTTGCAATACTTTATTTATTTGTAAAAATATTGTACTACCAAACATAGTAAATGCTCTTGCAAGTGGTTCTTGACTTTGTTGTAAAGGTATTTTATCTGTTCCTCTTCGTGACTGCTGTGTTGCATTGTAATCTGCAAATTGTTCAGCTGCTTCAGCCTTTGACATTCCATTCTCTATGTTTTGTACATAGTTTACCATATAACCCATAACCCCCATAACATCTCCTAATACAGTAGGCATAGCTGCTGCTTGTTTAAAAAACTTCCAAGAACGATTCCATCTTGCTTCAAAACCTTTTCCTGCAGTTCTTTTTTCAACTGGTTTTAAAGTTCTACTTCCTGACTCTAAACGGTATATATCTCCTTCCAAACCTTTTCTCCAACGATCTTTAAAGTCGGGAGATATTGTTTGTGCAAGTTGCATATAATAAGGAAGTCTTGCAATAACTTTAGCCATCCCTATCATAAAGCTAACCATTTTAGGAACTCTACTTCCTTTTACTCCTGGATAATCTTCAAAAGCATTAACAAAAGAAGTTGACTGTTTTATTAACTGTACAATTTTAAAAGATAATGCATATCCGGTAAATCGTGTCATTAGTTTTGCCATAGCACCAGCTGGCATTGCATTAGCTGTAGGATTTATAGCTAAATTAATAGACTGATATAACACATCTCTAATATTTAATCTATCTAACAAAGCATTTACAGCTGGAACTTTAAAGATTGCTTGTAAGTTTTTCACTCCCATAGCGTAAGCTTTAAATCTTTCCATTTGAGTAATATGATTTTCTAATGATTCAGTAAAACTAAAATTTAAATCTACAGCACCAACTTCGTCAGTTCTGTTTTTAGTAGCTGGAGCTGTAACGTCATTAAAAACTTTCATAAAGTTTCCTTGAAGTAAATCTGTAACCATAGTTGTAGAAGAAATACTTTTTGTAGGAAAGTAATTTGGTATTTGATCTAAGTTTACATAATTAGCTTGTTTATATACGTCATTGACACTTTCAAAATATTCAAGACTTAAGTAATCTACAATTTTATCTACAAACTCTACTGCTTGTTCGCCCAACTGATCTCTTATAAAATCTATCTGTTCCTTACCAAGCCCTTGTTGAGTTAATTTTTCTCGTTGAGTTTTGTTTTGAGATAAAGCATAAATCCTCATCATTTGATTCATGCTATAAGTATCTTTTTCTCCATTAGATTTTGTTACTTCTATTAACCCGAATTTATCAAATTTATTTTTCAAATCTTGATAACTTTCAATACCATCTATAGTAGCTGCAATAGAGTTTAATATTTCTATTTGTTTATAATAACCTCTTAATGCTTTCGTGTGCATTCTATTTAATGCTTGATAAACATTTTCGTAAAAAAATGTATTACCTTTTGCTACGTTATCCATTAAATTTGTTAAAGTTCCTAAATGCGAAAGTCTATTTCTAAAGAATCGTGTTATACCTAAAGGAGATACAAAATCAAAGTCACGTAAAAAGTCTAATACTTTTTCTCTTAATTTTTTTAACACTCCTCTGTTTTCTTCTTGGTTTAATTGATTAGCATCTTTTATTTTACCAAAGTTAGGATTTGGTTCTCCATTAGGGAAAAATTCAACATTATCAAACAATTGAGGATAATTTTCTCTTATTTCCTCAGTAGCTGCAGTATATATGGAATTGTTTACTTCTGCACGTTCTAAACGTGACATATTTAATAAAGCTATAGATGCTTTCTTAGTATCTTTTAGTTGTTTTAATATACCTTCAACTGCTTCTAATTCTAAATTTTGTATGTTAGCAAAAGTGTCAAAAGCTAAAGCTCTGTTAATTAATTTTACTTCAGCTACTGTTAGCTTCTCTCCTCTTCTTTGTTTTTCTAATGCTATATTAGTTAACTCTTCATTAGCCATCATTTCTTGTTGAAGTTGTCTAAGGCCTCTTGCACGTGGACTTAATATATCACCTTCTTTTACAGTGTCAGGCCTTGTAACAATTTGTATTATATCTACAATGTCTTTGAAAAACTGTTTACCTTGTGCTTCTAAATTTGTTGCTCTTTGTTTATTTGGAGTTCCTTGAGCTTGTTTTTTAATTAAAGCTTTAATTTCTTTAATTAAACTTTGTTTTACTTGATTTCTTTTTCTATCAATTAAATCAAAAACCTTTTCACTTATGCTTAAAATATTTTTATTATTTGCTTGTGCTATTTGACTAATTAATCTATTTAATTCATTTTTAGTATATGTAGCTTCTTTTGGTGCATACTTTCTTATTAACTGATTTAGTTGTAATTGTATTCTTCTTAAATCTCTTGCACCTTGATTTTTTATATACAAGTCTCTTTTTAACCTCGCTATTCTGTTTTTTACTTGACTACCTTGAACCCTGCTTACCACTCCTGCATAAGCTACTTCTAATTGAGTTTTAATTGTTTTGAATTGTCTTTTAAAAATATCATTATCTCTTAAAATCTCAAATGCTTTTTTACCAATAGTAAAAGGAGTAGCGTCAGGATTTTCGCTAATATATTTTTTTAATTCATAAGTAACTTCATTATATAAAGTTTGTCCTTCATTTATACCACCTTCAACATTTGTAAACTCTGATGGCATTCCTGAGTAAGCACCATCTTTATTCTCTATTGCTGCACGAGCTTCATCTATTGTTAGCTTACGATTATTTCGTAAGTATTCGTATATAGCTGCGTCACTATAATCTCTTGCACGTGCTTTCGCAACAACATCATTAATAGTGTCAGATGTATTAAAAATTCTTGTCTTTTGTGATTTATCTGAAGACATTGGATTATAAAATCTTCCGTCTATTTGAAAACTATAACTAACAAAACGTGGTACATCACCAGGAACTTTTACAAAGTTTTCTTTTACTGTTATACCTGTTCCTTTTAATGCTTGTCTAATAAAATATGGATCTGATACATTTTTAGCAGGAATAAAACCTTTTTTATTCATACCAAAGTTTTTACCAATTTCTTTTGGACTACGAATTTTTTGAGACTTATCACCTTTTTCTCCTTTATAACTTCCTTCTACAACTGAGACATTACGAACTGCGTAATCTTTTCCGGATTTTTGCACAAGAACTTTACTCCCCGACTCTCTGTTTTGTGGTAAATGTAGTATAGGTTTACTACCGTCCTTTAATGATATATGAAATGGATAGCTTGGGTGTGTATCTTTCTTAACTTCTACAGGACCATTAACTTCAACTACAGCATATATATCTCCCGTCTTTAATCCTTTAGTTAATCTTTCAGCTGCCACTTGAGCAATTAATTCAACTAATGCTTGAGAACCAGGTTTTCCTGAAACTAATTTAGTTTTACCTTTACCAACTGATCTTGATTTATCACCTCCTAAAAACTCAGCTATAGCTGCTTGATCTTCTTGAGGTAGATTTTTAGCTATTTCACCTACAATATCTTTAACCACAAATCCTCTTTTTTCAAACGTAGTTGTTTTAGGATCAGTAAAATATTTTTGTATATCAGTTTTTAAATCTTTAGCACTTTGTCTTAAATTTATAGTACCACCTGCTTTTTTTACAGCTGAAGAAACTGCATTTCTAAAATTAGATGGAGATATTAATTTATTATCTAACATAGTATTTAGAATAGCTAAAGTAGAATTTACACCCGAAGCACTGCTAACTAATTTAGAGTCTGTTCCTTTTGTTAAAGTTAAAAAAGCCCTACCTCCATTTGCTTTTAATTGTTCATTTAATCCTCTCGCTATAGAGTTTGCTGTTCCTTTTTTTCCCGATGCCCAAACATCACCAAATTTAGTTACAAAAAACACACCACCTTCTCCTTCAAAAATAACTTTACCTTTATATTTAATTTCTCCTGCTAACATATCATCGGGAGATGTAATTACAGTTTCTAACCCTTCTAAAAATTTTAAATCTTTTGGTTCAGTAACTAAACCTTTTTTTATCATTTCAGCTATACTATCTTGTTGAGTATATGAAACTTCAAAACCACCAATCTTTTGTTCTTTTAATGCATTAGCGGGGTTTTTTACTGTTTTACCCATTTCTATAGTATCATCTACTATATAATCAAATTCTTTAAAAGTAACTTCATCTCCATATATACTTTCCTCTACAACCTCCCCTTCTCTTACAGCACGTGATAAATTGTTTAATAAAGCTATAATAGCTGTGTCCTTTTTTAAAGTGCTAAATCCTATATCAGCATACTTTAGGCCTAATAATTCAGCTAATTTCATTAAAAATCTTTGTACTAAGTTTTTGTTTTTTACATTTAAGGTAGTATATTCTTCTGCGAGCATACCAAAAAGTTCTGACACATACTCTTCATTTTTCACTCCCTTATCATATAACTTTACAAATTCTTCTAATTTTCTTTTAGTTGCATTGTCTATGTCAGAATTTATTAGTGCTTCTATAAATCTTCCCATAGCTGCTTCTATACGAACATCAGTCCCAAACTTTTCATATAATATAGCATGAAAAATTTCATGAGCAATAGTATATGGTTTCATATTAGACACATTAATATGAATAGAATTAGTTTGTGACGAGAATAATCCCGCTGTCCCAGGTCTACCTGTTATATTATTATATTCATTTTGATCTGTATGTAGAAATATTTTAGTCTTAGGTGCTATTTTAGATATTGCTTTAATAGCTTTTTTTGCTTTATCTACCACCTTGTCTAATTTAGACTTCTCTATTTTTGTTTTACCTTTTTTATTTATGTAAACATTTTTTTGAGGATTGTCTTTTTTAGTAGATTGTTTTATAATCTTATCTTCTTTACTTTTTCTACTCTCTACTTTCTTTTTCTTTTTCGTGTCTTTAGTAGTGTCTTTACTTTTGGTTTTTTCTTTACTCTTTTGGGTAGGCTGTTCGGGTCCAGTGTTTCGTTCAGAAATTTCTGAAACAGACTCGGTTTGTTTTTGGCCATCCACTTGAGTTGTGCTTGACTCTTGAAGGGCATTTTGTTTTTCTTTTATTTGTTGTGGTGTTGGATTATCCACACCTTCCTTTTTTAATTCGTTTATTGCTTGTTCTTCAGTAATTTCTGTTACCTCTGGTTGTACTGTTTCATCAACAACTTCTGTTTCAGTAGTCTGAGTTGTTTCAGTTGTTTCAGTTGTTTCAGTTGTTTCTTCCGTAGAACCAGGACGTGTTCCTCCTGCTTGAGGATCTCGTTCTATAGGTTTACCCTCGTCAAGTTCAATAGCTTCAGCTAATTCATCTGCTTCTTCTTTAACTTCTGGAGACGTTTCTTCTTCTGTAGTTTCAGTAGTCTCAGTTGTCTCACTACTTTTTTTCTTACTTTCAGACATTTGTTCTTGAGCTGCAATCTTTTCTTGCAACATTTTCTGTCTTTTCTTCTCTATATTTTCTTCTGACAATATTTGTAAGTCGGGAGCAGGCAACCCTTTTTGCTTCATTTCCATAGCAAGATCATTATCAGCCTCTAACGCTTTTTTAGCTTCTTCCCTTGTTACCTCTACTTCTGTTTTTTCAGTAGCAACACCATCTTCAATAGCATTCATTTCAGCAATAATCTCAGCACGTCTTTTTTTAGCTACTTGTGATTTATTACCATCTAATCTATTTAACTCTTCTTGTAAAGGAGTTAACTTATCTAATTGTGATTTTTGTATATCTGGTTTTGCTTGAAGTATTTCTCTTTGTGCAGCTTGTCTACTGTGTATTTTTGTTTTACGTTCTTTTATTGCTGCATCTAATTGTGGATTATTTACTGCAGTAAGCTCCATCTTTGAAAATTCTGCATCTGTAGAATTATACACAGCATCCATCATTTGGTCTTGGTCTACTCTTGCAAGTTCTTTAGCACTATCATCGTATTGACTTTTATTTATGTAATATTTAGGTCGTCTGTATGCAGCTAAACCTAATGTTACAGGTAATGTAGCTGTTCCTGCTACTCCCTCAAATAATATTTCAGCTGTATCCATTTCTTGACCTGCAGCTAATCTACCACCAACCTCACCAACTGAACCACCGACAGCTTCTATAGCCGCTACTTTTCCTGTAGCTTTTAATTTTGTACCTAAACCATATGCTTTTTTTCCTAAAGTACTCGCTCCAACCTTAATTCCTACTTTTGATGCTAAAGCGTCAATAGCTCCAATTGTTACCCCTCTTGCAGCTGATTTGTTACGAATGCTACTCATAGCACTTTTGCTTTCTAACACTTTACGAATTCCTTCTTCATCTAAATCATAACCTCTTTCTTGAACTTCTTTTTGTAGTAACTCTGCAAAAGTTAATCCTGTTTCTAATGTTGTTGAAGCACCTATAAAAAAACCTGTTGTTCCCCCACCTACAGCACCTAAAAAACTACCTACAGGACCACCTATTGAACCTCCTGCCGCTGCAACTCCTGCACCTGCTGCTGCACCTGCCGCTCCTCCCGCAAGAGTAGCTGGAGTTAACATAGCACTCATAGAAGAAACAAATAGCTGTGGCACTACAGTTGGGTTTGCCCAAACTCCTTTTAACCATCCCATAACACCTCCACCATTGGCTTGATAGATTTGATTAAAACTTTTCATTTCATCAGACTCACCTTGCTGTTGCATTCTTTCTTGAGCTGCTAAAAAGTCTTCTATATCTTCTGATGTAATTTTTGCTCCAACACGTGATTTTCCTAATAACTCTAATGATTCATCAACTGAACCTCCTTGTGCTTGTCCTGCTGCACCAGCACGATACATATCACCAAATAAATCGGTTAATTCATTTTTTCCAAAAACTCTTTCTATAAATGTATCTTTTTCTCCAACTGATAAGTCTTGACGGTTCATTTCAGAACCCATTGGATTATATCTTCTTACCTCTGCAGGACCAAAATCAAGTTCTTGATTTAAAGACTCCGAAGAAATAGGTACTCCCTCCTCTTCTTGTAAAACTTCCTCCGTAATTTCCGTTTCCCCAGAACCATCTGAATCCACTTGAACGGGTTGTTGAGGAGTTTCTTTTTTTTTTACTTGTTTATTTAAGCCAAATAAAATCCCAAAATCGTCTTCAGAACCATTATATCCTGTTTTCTTAAAATATAGATAAGTGTCCTTGACAGCATTAGGATTAGTAGCCATCAACTGAATATAATCTTCTAAACTACCTTTGTATCCCGTTTGTACAAAGTAGTCATACCCGTCTTTTATTGCTTGTTCGTTCATCAGTTATTATATCGTGATCCTGCACCTCCACCTCCACCAGGTCTTTGTTGATTATAAATATCAAAATACATATCATCATTATATCGGTCAACAGCTCTATTAATTACATTTTCTTGTATTGAAATCCAAACTTCGTCTGTTCTTCTACCTCTAATATTTGGTATTGTATAATTAATACCACCAAATTCAATTGTCATAAATTCATTATTACGTCCCATGTCAGGTAAATTTTCTTTAGCTTCATCTTCGCTATTAAAGCTATTTTTAATTGGACTATCTTGAGTAGAACCTGGTATTTGGTTGTCTTTCATTTTAACTCGTGTCCCATCATGATC